GAATGTAAGGTTTGCTTTACACATAGATGCTCACGAGTTTGCTAACTATTTAAAAACAGTAGCTATTAAAAGGGGTGTTAAACATATACAGGGGGATTTTAAAAAATTACAGACAGATAAACATGATTGCATAAAATCAATACAACTTAAAAACAATAAAATATATGATTGTGATTTTGTATTTGATTGTACAGGTTTTGCTAGATTGTTAGTAGGAAAACATTACAAAGAAAAATGGATTAGTTATCAAAAACATTTACCTATGAAAAAAGCTATTCCTTTTATACTAGATTCAGAGAAAGTTATTAAGCCTTACACTCAAGCTGTTGCTATGAAACATGGGTGGATGTGGAAGATACCTTTGCAAAATAGGATAGGCGGAGGATATGTATTTGATTCTGATTATATAAATGATGACCAAGCTGTTGATGAAATTAATAAATCCCTGGGTAAAAAAATTAAACCAATAAAAATAATTAATTTTGATGCTGGTAGATTTCAAAATACTTGGGTTAAGAATTGTATGGCTGTAGGATTATCATCTAGTTTTACAGAACCTTTAGAAGCCACATCTTTGTTTCTAACTGTAGAACAATTAAACATATTTTCTCAATATATTCCATACATGTTTAAACCCAATACAAAAGTATTAAATCAATTTAATGATATTGTAGGAAACAGTAATGATGAAGTTATGCATTTTCTCTACCTCCACTATCTAACAAAAAGAAAAGATAGTAAGTTTTGGCAGGAGTTTAAAGACAAAAATAAATGTCCTAAACAATTAGTAGAAACCTTAGAGCACATAAAAGATGGTATTTTAATATATCCTTTATTTAAAGATAAGGTAAAAACGGCTAGTTTTATATTAAGAAGTCATTTATATATAGCTAATGGAGTGGGGTTAATTAAAAAGAAAATTAACTTACATGACATACAACCAACACCTAAAGAATACAAAAAACTATGGGGCAGGTTTAAATCTGTTGAAGTTTAATTGTGAAACACTTTGAGGCTAACCTAACAAATATAAAATACCCTAATGAATCTTCTACTTGGCATGTAAAGGGGATTATAAAAGGACACAATGGCTATTTTAAATTTGATCTAAGTCCTTTAAAGAATAATACTAAAAAAGGTTTTTTTAAAACTAAGGCTGATAAAATAGTGGTTGATATTAAAAACCAATGGATTATTCTAGATGTAGAAGAATTACATCAATATTTAAAAGAAAATAACATTAAAATAGTTCAATTAGAAGAATTGATATCTAAGCTAGAGTGGAATATAGTACTACCAAAATAACAAAAACCCTATTATACTGTAATTATGGCATTAAAAAAAGTAGATTTTGCAGCAGGTTTCAATAAACAAAGCGTAGCATCCGCTCTTCCCGGACAATGGGTAGACGGAGACTTTGTAAGATTTAGATATACGGCCCCAGAAAAAATAGGTGGCTGGCAACAATTAAGTGTCAATCAAGAAACTCTTCCAGGACCCGCTAGAGCTCAATTAGCTTTTACAAGTTTAAAAGGTGAGAGATACACTGCAATAGGTACTTCTCAAGGCCTTTTTATATATTATGGAGAACAGTTTTATGATATTACCCCTTTAGATACCGCTATAACTGGAGCAACGTTTAATACCTTTTCAAGTCAAAACAATGTTACTGTAAACAAAACTTCTCATGGTTTACAAGTTGGAAGATATGTGACGTTTACAGCAGTTACTCCTCCGACAGGATATTCTGCAACAGATTTTACAGAAGATGCTTTTGAAATTTTAACAGTCCCTAACGATAATACTTTTACTATTCAAATGAGAGTTAATGCAAGTGGTGCAGCCTCTGCATCTGGTGCAGCATCTATTAATCCTTATGAAATAGTAGGGCCTACTTTTCAAACACTAGGTTATGGATGGGGTACTTATCTATGGGGAAATTCTACATGGGGCACAGAAAGAGGAACTAGTAATGTAACTTTAGATCCAGGTAATTGGTCTTTAGATAATTTTGGAGAAGTTCTTGTTGCAACTATTTTTAATGGCAAAACATTTACATGGAATGCTGGAGCAAGTGTTCCTAGAGCTATTAGAGCTTCTACTTCTACTTCTGGTTTTACAACAACAAATAACCCTACGGCAACTCGATTTACTATTGTATCAGATAGAGACCGACATTTATTTCATTTTGGAACAGAGACAACTGTAGGCGATGCCAGTACTCAAGATCCTATGTTTGTAAGATTCTCGGACCAAGAAAATTTAGATGAATACGCTCCTACAGCTGTTAATACAGCAGGGACATTTAGGTTGGACACAGGCAATAAAATTACCGCTGCTCTTCAAGGTAAAGATTATGTTTTTGTATTAACTGATTTAGCTGCTTATATCATTCAATTCGTTGGTCCACCTTTTACTTTTTCAGTTAGACAGGTAGGAACAAATTGTGGGTGTATGGCTCAACACGCGGCTTCTTATGTTAATGGAGCAGTGTATTGGATGTCAGGTGAAGGAGGATTTTTTATGTATGATGGTACTGTTAAATCTTTACCTTGTTTAGTTGAAGATTTTGTATTTACTACAAATAATGGAAACTTAGGTATTAATTACAACGCAGCAGATACCATTTATTCAGCTTCAAATAGTTTATACACAGAAATTAATTGGTTTTATCCTAAGTCAGGATCAGAACAAGTTGATAGATGTGTGACTTATAATTTTGGTGAAAACGTATGGACTACAAGTTCATTAGCTAGAACCACCTATCAAGATCAAGGTGTATTTAATTTACCTTATGCAACAGAATACAACGCGACAACGACTCCAGTATTTTCACCTATCTCAGGAATTACAAATACTTATGGAGCTTCTTTGTACTATGCTCACGAAACAGGAACTGATCAAGTTAACAGTTCGGGCACAACTTCTATTGATGCATTTATTAGATCAGGAGATTTTGATATTGAGGATGGGGAACTATTTATGTCTATGAGAAGATTTATGCCTGACTATAAACTTTTAGTGGGTAATTCTAAAGTTACTTTGTTTATATCTGATTTTCCTTCAGACACACAAACAAGTTCTCCTTTAGGTCCTTTTACAATAACAAGTACTACGGATAAAGTAGATACTAGAGCAAGAGGAAGATTATTGTCGATCAGAATAGAAAATGACGCTGCAGGCGAAACTTGGCGTTATGGTAGCTTCAGACTTGATGCACAACCAGACGGGAGAAGATAATGCCTTTTAAATCTGAGAAACAAAGAAAATATTTATTTAAAAACAAACCTAAAGTAGCAAAGAAATTTGCAAAAGATTCTAAAAAGAAAACTCATAAAATGCCTGATGGTACTATTATGAAAGGTGCTAAACACGGTGGCTAAAATAACTACGTATATACCGGAACCTAAACTGGAGTATGAGGTAGAAAATCAAAGACAGATTATAGAATCCTTGACAACTATGAAACAACAGCTTAATACTAGTTACTTACAGGATCAAAAAGAAGATTTAGAAAGGTTCACTTGGTTTAATGGCTAATATATATAAAAAAGTAAATACAGATTTAATAACTGGTACGGAACAAAGTGTTTATACAGTTCCTGGTAACTCAAGATCTTTAGTTAAAGCTATTCATGTTTATAATGAAGGTGCAGGAGATGCAGTTGTTACAATTAAAATTACTTCAGGAGCCACAACTTATTTTTATGAGAAAAAAACCATAACTGCGGATGCTCATCATGAGTTTATTACTAACATATTAATCTTACATGAAAATGATGTATTAAAAATGTTATCAGATATTACAGGACCGGATGTAACAATTAGTTTATTAGAAATGAATAGGGAAGATAATGGATAAAGATATACCGACAATAAATTGTACCACTGTCATCACTTTTAGAAATACTAAAACTGGTGAAAAGTTTACTGAGAAAGTAGAAGGACCTGATATTGTTCAAGATATAACAGTTCAAGTTTCCCCAAAAGGATTAAATATACTTCAGAAAGTAATGAAAAATGATAAATCAAAGCCCTAAAGGCGGAACCGAAATACAGCTAGAGTATTTAGAAAAATACGTTAATAAAGAGTTATTAGATCAAGTACAGATCACTACTTCTGTTCCTGAAAAAGTACCCTTACACCCTACTAAGTTAAATATCCTTTGGCAAAAAAACTCTTATGATCAACCTAACATAGCTCCCTGGTTTCAAAATAAATCTAACCACAGTAAGTATGATTGGTATGTATTTAATTCACATTGGAATTATGAAAAATTTAGAATGATGTTTAATATTCCAGAAGAACAATGCGTCATTATTAAGAATGGAATAGATAAGATAGAAAAAGCAGAACCTTACCAACAAGGTAAACCTATAAAAATAATTCATCAGAATACACCTTGGAGAGGACTAAGTGTTCTACTAGGTGCCATGCAAAACGTTAAAAACCCTTTGATTACTTTAGATGTTTATTCTTCTACAGAAATATATGGAAAAAATTTTCATAAAAATAACGATCAAGATTATACGACTTTATATGAACAAGCAAAAAAATTGCCAAATGTAAATTACATTGGCTACAAACCAAACTCTTATATTAAAGAACATCTTAAAGATTATAATATGTATGTTTACCCAAGCATCTTTGAAGAGACTTCTTGTATATCTTTATTAGAATCCATGGCTGCGGGTTTGTATTGTATTACTACAAATTATGGAGCTCTATTTGAGACAGGCGCAGAGTTCCCTATGTATATTCCGTATAGTAGTAACTATAGAAATTTAGCTGAAAAATTTGCTTATGGTATAGAAGCTGCTGCAGCAAGTCTACATGAATCTGTAATACAAAAACATTTAATTT